GTTTGGGCAATGTATCCGAAAGTCTTACGGCGCACTTTGAACAGCGCCGCATGGTGACGTTTGGCGTATGCACGGGCGAGCAGCATCTGATCGAACTCGCGTAAGGCCCGCTTGACATTACCATCAAAGCGGTTCGCGTCGGTATCTAAGATGCCTACTTTAGCGCTAACAGCGACAGCCGCCACAGCCTCGTTGATTTGCGCAGGTTTCATGCCGAATGCATACCAGGGACAACTTCTGCCACCACTCATGCCAGGAAGGCCGCAGTCAGTGAACTGCGCAAAGTGCTCAGCAAGCGGATACATGTACTGGCTCCACTCGAGCATAATGATGGGGGGTGCAGGACTGATGATCCTCGTATCGGTTGGCTTCCCGTAGGTCTCACGCTTGTTGAAGACTTGGAGCTTAAACGGGTCAGGTTGGCCACTAAGGGCAGTCGCATTACGTTTCTGCTGACTAGGCGCAGGTTGGCGCCTTTGAACCTCTTCGATAGTGCAGGGCTCGAGCACACCCGCGTCCGGAAACACGTGCTTGCAAAACTCGAGCGCGAGGGATAGGTACTTAATAGGCATCTCATCCACCCTGTTGCCGGTGAACTTCATGACGCGACCCTCTGCTGCCTGGATCTGGGCTGGTAAACCGCCGAGTGGGACATAAGCTCCTCCCACTACAAATGGTTGCATAAAGGGGACAGCCAAGGGCGCCTCGGACGCGCCATCAAGGTTGAATGTATACCTCCTTTCGCCTACCACGGCAGTTCCAATGGACAAAACTGGCAGTGGTCCAGGATTGGCTTTAAAGAACTCAGCCAGCAACCCTGCCTTTCCACGCAATTGCACAATGCGCTTCTCCAGTTCCAATGCGACCGTGGCGTGAGCTTGGCCGTAGGAACTCGCACAAGACAGATAATGGCAGCGGGCAGCTTCAAAATCAGTCTCGGGGAGTGTGAGAGCGTAGGGGCTATTAACGCGCCAAATGGACACCACTGTGCCTTCCGAGGTCATTGCGCGCAAACAAACGAATCCTTCACAGACGTTCGGTATAATGCGCTTCAAAGTAGCCCCTCGAACAAGGCCCAAGGCCCTCGCGCAACGTGCAACCCAGGCACTGAAGCCGGTATAATGCGCGAGTGGCGTGTACAAAACGACGGCCCTGTCGTCGAACACGTGTTTGACGTCTTGCTGGTACACGGTGAATGACCCCAGCAAACCAAATAGGTAACCATGGTCGACGACAAAGACATCGTCGGACGTATGGTTCCACAGGTAGTGCTTATATCGAG